TCACGTCAGGGGCGCGAGCACCCTGATCTGGTCTTTCCACGCGGTGGGCCACGGGCAGCGCATCAACTGCTCCAGCGCCGTTTCCGACGTGCCGACCAACTGCTCAACGACCGCCGGGGCCAGCAAGGTCAGCCGCATCAGGCGGCGCACCTGTGTCACGTTGATCTCCTCGGCATCCGCGATCTCGGCCACCGACCCCACGCGTTGCTCATCCAGCAACCGCTGCCAGTGATAGGCCAGCCCGAGGGCGCGCAGTAGTGCGCTGTCCTGCGCCGACTCGCGGGCCTGCCGCTCCCGACGTGCCTCTTCCATGAATTCCTGCGGCGCATCCAGCGGCGTGATGATCTGCTTTCTCAAGCCCCGCTTGACCAGCGTCCAGGGCACGAAAGTCTCCAACTGGACGCCGCCTGCGGGTGACGGCAATTGGTAGGTGACCGCGTCACCCTGGTACCGACCCCGGTGTTTCTTGCTCATACATCCTCCTCAAAACGTTGAACGATCTGGCGTTGCACCACCCAATCCACTGGCACCGGGTTTCGCTGGAACCAGATCAGGTTCATTCGGCGTGGCTGCCTGCCCGTCATCAAGCGCTCGATGATGTCGGGCGCGAGCAAGGTCATGCGCAGGAATTCATTCACGACCGAGCAATGCAGCCCTTCTGCGCGGGCAATCTCGGTGCCGCTGCGCATCGCGCCGGTGTCGATCAGATGCTGCCAATAGAAACCCCGAGCCAGTCCGTCGAGCAGCGTTACGTCGTGGAAGTGCCGGTCGTCTGTGACCACTCGCCGTGCCCCTCGGCGACGAAACGCCAACGGCACGAAGGTTTCCAGTGAGTCATCCATCAGGCCTCAACCTCCAGCATTTCCGCACCAATGCCGCTCGGCGCGAATTCTTCGATCAGCGCGTTCCAGCCAATCTCTCGCCATTTCACCTTGATGCCCTGAACCTCACCGGTGTGGACAAGGTCGATGCGCTCGATCATCAGATTCGCAATTCGATGGCGCTCGGCCGGAAACAGCTGCTCCCACACGTCGTTCAGCCGTCCCATCGCCATCACCGTGGTCGCCTCGTCAATCTGGGCCCCATTGCGCTGGATAAAGCGCACCACCGACGCAATTGACTCCGGACTGGTCAGCACGGTGCGGATCTGCGCGATCACCGCCGCCTCAATCTCGGGAGCAGGCAGGCGCTCGTAAGTTTTGCCCGGTGCGCCAAAGCGGCTCTCCGACTTGGACACGTAGTAGTGGTACTTGCGCCCGTTCTTGCGTGAGTAGGTCGGGTACATCCGCTCGCCAGACGGCGCGTAAAGCATGCCGCGCAGCAGCGCGTCGGTGCGTGACCGGATTTTGGTTTCCACCGAGCGGCTGTGCGAGTCCTTGGCCAGCACCTCGTGAACGCGATCCCACAGAGCCGGTTCAATGATGGCTGCGTGTACGCCGGGGAACCACTTCCCCTTGTGCGAAATCTCGCCAAGGAAGATGCGGTTGCGCAGCAACTTGTGCAGGTACTTTTTGTCGATCTGCGTCCCGTTGCGGATCTGGCCGTCCTGCGTCGTCCATGCCTTGGTGGTGATGCCATCGGCGGTCAGGTTGGCGGCGATCTGCGTCGGCGCGCCGATGGTCAGCATCTCCTCGAAGATGCGGCGCACCACCGCCGCCTCGGTTTCGTTGATGACCAGCAGGCGGTTTTCGACGTTGTAGCCCAAGGTTGGCACACCTCCCATCCACATCCCCTTGCGCTTGGCCGCCGCGATTTTGTCGCGGATGCGCTCGCCAGTGACCTCCCGCTCGAACTGGGCGAAGGACAGCAGCACGTTCAGCATCAGCCGCCCCATCGAGGTGGTGGTGTTGAACTGCTGGGTGACCGACACGAAGGAGACGCCGTGGCGCTCGAACACCTCGACCATCTTGGAGAAGTCGGCAAGGCTGCGCGTGAGGCGGTCGATTTTGTAGACCACGACGATGTCGACAAGACCGCGCTGGATATCGGCCAGTAAGCGTTTCAGCCCGGGGCGATCCGTGTTGCCACCGGAAAACCCGGGGTCGTCGTAGTCGTTGGCCACCGGAATCCAGCCCTCGGCTCGCTGGCTGGCAACGTAGGCGTGGCCCGCCTCCCGCTGAGCATCGATGGAGTTGAATTCCTGATCCAGTCTTTCGTCCGATGACACCCGGCAGTAGACGGCACAGCGTTTACGCGGCTTGCTGGATGCGATTTGTACTGGCTCGTTCATTTCGCACCTCCTTGCGCCAAGCCAAAGAACAAGGGCCCAGACCAGCGCGCGCCGGTGATGTACCGCGCCACGGCGGTCAGACTCTTGAAGGGGCGACCTTCGTACTCAAACTGGCCGGTGGCAGACACCGTGACCTTGTGTTCCCGCTCGCCCCATTCGCGCAGCAACACCGTACCCGGCGCGAAATTGAACTCACGAGGTTTGGCGCGTTGTTTGATCTTGGAATGCTTTGCGCCAATGGTCTCCAGCCGCTGGCGCGTGGCGACCGCGAGACCACCGAATGCATCCTCCTGCAGCTTGTATGCGATGCGGGATTCGACGTGGGTGCGGTTCGGGTATGGCGGGCGGCGGGTGAAATACCGATCCCACAGTGTCCAGAGCTCGGCCATCGGCAGGCACGACAGGTCGGAGATGCGCGCGGCGACGGATGATTTTTTTTGGCTTGCGCCGAAATTGGCGTTTTCGTTCATGACAACCTCTTTTCTTGATAAGGGGTTGTATGAACGCGCTGGTTGGCCAGAAAGCCAAGGTCAACTTCTCTCTGTTTGGCGGCGAAGTACATCGCAACGGCATGCCCGTCGATATCGACCTCGCCGAGGAATACCGGCTCTTCATCAAGGTGCTTGCCGCGAAGACCTTGCAACGAGGAACCCAGTGCGGTGATGATCTCTTCGCGCAACCAGTTGAGGTCAACTTTCCAGCGCCGCGCGTGCTTTGCAGACAAGACCACGTTATTACCCGTCAGCGGGTCTTGGTAGTGAACTTGACTGGGGTCTGTGCAACGTTCCAGCTTGACTGAAAAGCGCTCGCCTTCGGCTGACTCCACGACCTTTTCGGTGATGCGGTCGCCCTCGATGATGATGCCTTCATCCGCGAAGCGGTCAATATCGATACCAAGATGGTGCAGCGCAAAGCCATCCATCGGACTGGTCGCGTGCTCCAGCAATCGCGCAACCTGGATGACAAAGGCAGGATCGTCGACGCCTGATCCGGGATGCAAAGGCTTGAGCACGCCCAGCGCTTCGAGAAGCTGGATGCCAATTTTGCGCATACGGGGATCGCGTTCGCCCTGCAGGCTACAGCGCCCGGGCTCGGCCAACACGATGGACAGCGGAGTTTCGACCTTCTCGCCTTCCAGAACCAGTTCGGCCACCAAGGTCACGCCAAGGATGGCTCCTGGCTGCGAAAACGGATGGTCACTCCAGCGCCCACCGATCACATCTTGCAGATCGACGCCGCTGTCAATGTGCAAGGACACAGCATCGGTGGCGTGATGCAGCAGTGCCTTGGCTTCAGTCAGGTAGAGCCGTTCGATTTTTGCACCGTCGATGTGTGGCTTGATGTCTTTCAGCGGTTGTGCGAACGGGGACAAGTCATAGCGTGAGCGGTTCAGCGGCCGATTCGACAAAGGCATTTTGAAGCCGTGCTTTGACAGCACATCCGCCAATGGCGCTCTGGTGGACAAGGTGTGGGCGTAAACCTCGACCACCTTGCGATCTGGCGAGTAAACCAGCGTGGCGTCACGCGCCGGGAAATAGAAAAAGCTCTTGCGATTGCGGTTTAGCATCTGAACGGCAGATACCTGATCACCAGCGAAGCGCACCACCAGAAAGTGGACCGTCTTGCTGTCGCCATTTTTGTCCGCGTCGAGCATTGGGACGTAGACCAGTTCGCAAGGCTCGGCCAATCGCATTACCTTGGTGAGCTGCGTCTCCAGTTCTTTCTTGACGGTGTCGTTCCAGATAAATGGAGGCGGTTCATCGTCGCTTGGTACGTCGAAGGCATCGTACAAACGCTTGTTGCCGCGAATGTCGCCAGTGTTCAGGATGGTTTCGGCTACATCGAACAGGCGGGCGGTGTCGTCAGAGTGCGTTCGCATCCAGACTGAACGCCCAAACTCGCCTCCGGCCTGTGACGTGAAAATTTCCTGAAGTTCGGCGTCGTTCAGTTGATCGGCGACGGTGGAGAGAATCGTCGCACCGCGAGATGAAGCCAGTCGCAGTACACGCAGCGCCTCGCGCTCGGCAGGGTCGCGCAGCTCTTTGCGCAAATGCTTGATGTGCTCCAGCAGGCCGGCACACAAGGAAGTCTCGTCTTGCGACCAGTCGAAACCTCGGGTCAGCCCCTGACATTCCGCAAGCCCACTGAAGGCCTTGAGTACCGAAACCGGGGCCTTCTCAATCAGATCAAGCAGGCAATGTGCGTTTGTGAGGGTTTTTTTGCCCATGATTTCTCCCTTCGGCCTTTTACATGGCCACAGTCCATTGGCGCATCACCGCCACCGATTGAGTTAAACCTTGCGCGAGCAAGGTGTCCAAATATTCATCTGCCGTCTTGGGCGGCGATTTCAATGAGCGCCGGTGACTGGCCGCTGCTTCCAGAACGCCAGCCGGATGCAGATCCAGAAGATCAACGATGAAATCGTCCGGATGCTGGGCGGCAAGGTTGTACGGCTTGAGCGCCTCGTCGGGAAAATCTTTCAGGTTGAACGTGATGATCAGGCTGGCTCCGGAATGAATGGCCGCCGCCACCACGTGCCGGTCGTCCGGGTCAGGCAGGTTGATCGACGGAATCATGTACTCGAAGCCGGTGACGACACAGTCGCGTACCGCATGGTTCATGTGAGCACGCGTCCGCTCCAGACGCTCAAGACTGAGATCTGGGCGATTGGTGTGGACATTACGTATCCACTCATCGTGAATCATGTTGCTCCAGCGCGCGCGGAATAAATCCGACAACGCCAGATGCATCAGTAAATCACGCAGCGGTGCCGGATAGAGGGTGCAGGCGTCATAGACGACCGTGAAATGTGAACTCATCCAATCAGTACCCCATACCGAGTTCTTGCGCCTCTGCCGCCAGTTCATCCAGAGCTTTGCGGCGTTCGGTATCGGTGCGCTTCTTGTACGAGATCACATCCTGGTAGCGCACGCGGCGATGGGTGCCGATCTTGTGGAAGGGCATTTCACCTTTTTCCAGCAACTGAACAAGGAAGGGGCGCGAGACGTTGAGCACGTCGGCGGCTTCCTGCGTAGTCAGTTCGGCGTGGATCGGGATGATCGACACGGCATTGCCTTGACCGATTTCGGTCAGCACTTCAAGCAGCAGGCGCAGCGCCGAGGTGGGGATACGTACAGCACGAACAGCTCCCTTGTCGTCATGGAAGTCGATCTGCTGTGTTTCGGAGCGGGTCAGAAGCACGGTCGACAGCGCTCGGCCCGACTCTCGAGCCAGTGCGATGTCCTCTGCCGACGGCAGCGTTTTGGTGATGGCCGGAGCGTTCATAGCGGTCTCCTCATGGGGTGAAAGTTCATGAATGACTCCATTATAAACGAAATAACCGAAATCGCAATAACCGAAACAACGCAACCAGTCCTATACAGATCAACAACTTAGGCAAGCGGTCTGCCGCCGTGCTCGTTGCAGGCCACACATCAAAGTCGAAATTTCGCTCGCACAAGCCAAAAGGCCAATCTATTCAATGGGAACACCCCAACAAAAGGAGTTTTCCTCATGCAAAACCAAGCCCCATCTGTTCAATCCGGACGGTTTTCCAACCGCCCCTATCGAGACGGTGCCACGCGCATCGCCCTCGACGAAAACGAGCTCGCTATCCGCTGGGGGCTCTCCGTCAAAACCTTGCGCCGCTGGCGGCAGGAACAACTCGGTTGCGTTTTTTGCAAACTGGGTTCAAGGGTCGTCTATCTCTTGGCCGAAGTCGAAGCCTTCGAGCGGCGCGTTTCGCGCTACTCGACCTTCGCTCGGGCATACCAGTAAGGGGGCGGCTATGAGCGATCTGACCGTATTCCCCGCTGACCTCGCCGAAATGTCGGTGAACCAACTGGCCAACCTGCCCCCCGCCCAGCTGGTTGAAGCTGACGCCAACCTCGATCACCTGATCGATTGGGCCAAGAAAACGCGCGCCAAATTAGATGCAGCCTTGAATCAACGGTTCGGCGAACAGGGTCGCACCGCACTGCGCGACTCCGGTCGTGACTTTGGCACAGCCCACATCAGCGATGGCCTGCTGCACATCAAGTTCGAGATGCCCAAGAAGGTCAGCTGGAACCAGAAGCAGTTAGCCGAAATTGCCGAACGCATCGTGTCATCTGGCGAAAAGGTCGAAGCATACATCGACGTCAAGCTGGCCGTATCCGAGTCGCGTTACACCAACTGGCCTCCGGCGCTGCAGCAGCAGTTCGCTGCCGCCCGCACGGTCGAAACCGGCAAGCCCTCCTTCACCTTGAACCTTGATTCGGAGCAATGACCATGAGCACAAATCTCGTTCCCTTTAATTTTGAAGGCAGTCAAGTCCGCGTCGTCACTGATGAGAATGGCGAACCGCTCTTCGTTGCCGTTGACATCTGCGAGGCGCTGACTATCGGCAACAGCCGTATGGCGCTGGACCGCTTGGACGACGACGAAAAGGGTGTCAGTTCAATTGACACCCTTGGCGGCGCGCAAGAAATGAGCGTCATTAACGAATCCGGCCTTTACAGCCTGATTCTTGGCAGCCGCAAGCCCGAAGCCAAGCGTTTCAAGCGCTGGGTTACTCACGAGGTGCTACCGACCATCCGCAAAACTGGCACGTACGCCGTATCTCGCACCCCATCATCGTTGCCCGTGACCACGCATGACCGTGTCACCTCGATCCTGCTGATTGGCGACGCTGTGGCAAAGGTACCGGGTGTCAAGCCAGGCATCGCGATGGCAGCCACGCTGACCTGCATTCACGACAACACAGGGCTGACTGTTGAGACCCTGCGCCGAGCCCTGCCTGCGGCCAACACGCCGATTTGCGCTCTCAATGCCACCCAACTCGGCAAGTCGCTCAATCGCTCGGCCAAAGCGACCAACCAGAGTTTGGCAGCCATTGGGCTGCAATCGCGCAACGACCGTGACGAATGGGAGCTGACTGAAGATGGCCGCACTTGGGCCGAGGCGATGCCTTACTCGCGCAATGGGCACAGCGGCTACCAGATTCTCTGGAATCCTGCGGTGGCTGAGCAGTTGAAGGAGGTGGCGTGATGGCACTTCCTATCGTGACAGCCCAACAACGGCTCGCGGAGAAAAAGGGCGTCAAGCTCCTGCTGCTGGGCAAGTCCGGCATCGGTAAAACCACCCGCCTCAAAGACCTCGACCCCACCACCACGCTGTTCCTCGACATCGAGGCGGGCGATCTATCCGTGGCGGATTGGCCGGGCGACACCATCCGTCCGGCGTCCTGGCCGGAGAGCCGCGACTTTTTCGTGTTCCTCGCTGGCCCGGACAAGTCCTTGCCTGCCGAGAACGCGTTTTCGCAAGCGCATTACGACCACGTCATCGAGAAGTTTGGCGATGCCACGCAACTGGATCGTTACCAGACCTTCTTCCTGGACTCGATCACGCAGTTGTCGCGGCAGTGCTTCGCGTGGTGCAAGGCCCAGCCGGGTGCGGTCAGCGACCGTTCCGGCAAGCCCGATCTGCGCGCGGCCTACGGACTGCTTGGGCAAGAAATGATCGGTGCCTTGACCCACCTGCAACACGCCCGGGGCAAGAACGTGATCTTCGTGGCGATCCTCGACGAACGCTTGGATGACTTCAATCGCAAGGTGTTCGTGCCACAGATCGAGGGCAGCAAAACCAGTCTTGAGCTGCCCGGGATCGTCGACGAGGTCGTGACGCTGGCCGAGCTCAAAGCCGATGACGGCAGTTCATATCGCGCCTTCGTCACGCACACCGTCAATCCCTACGGCTTCCCCGCCAAAGACCGCAGCGGTCGCCTCGACGTGCTGGAGCCGCCGCATCTCGGCGCGCTGATCGCCAAGTGCGCCAGCAGCGCTTCCACGTCCGGCACCACCGCCCAAACCCATACCGAATCCAAGGAGTAACAGACATGAACAGCAGCGCAATGCCCCCCAATGCATGGAATGACTTTAATGACGCCGACTCACAGCAGTCCGGTTTCGATCTGATCCCCAAGGGCACCGTTGTGCCGGTGCGTATGACCATCAAACCCGGTGGTTACGACGATCCCGAACAGGGTTGGGGCGGCGGCTACGCCACAGAATCCTTCGACACCGGTTCGATCTACCTCTCTGCCGAGTTTGTGGTCACCGACGGTGAGCATGTCAAACGCAAGATGTGGAGCAACATCGGCCTGCTGTCCAAGAAAGGGCCGACCTGGGGCCAGATGGGACGCAGCTTTATCCGCGCTGCGCTCAACAGCGCCCGCAATATCCACCCGCAGGACAACACACCGCAGGCCGCCGCCGCACGCCGCATCCAGGGCTTTCACGAACTGGATGGCATCGAATTCATCGTTCGCGTTGATATCGAAAAGGACGCCAAGGGTGTGGATCGCAATGTGGTCAAGGTGGCGGTCGAGCCTGACCACGCCGACTACGCCAAGTTGAGGGGTGTCGCTGCCAAGGCCAACACCGGCGGTGGCAACTCTGGCGCTCCCGCACAGGCAGCACCTGTTTATCCGGCTCCCGCTGCTGCTCCACAACGCGCATCCGTGACGGGCAAACCGTCGTGGGCGCAGTGAGGGAGGTGTGAAATGCTGGGTCTGCAAACGTCAGGCACGGGGATTCGGTCACACCGACAACCAACACGGTGTCGGCAATCACCGCCGCTACCCCATCGACTGGGTGTTCTGCTCGCAGCGCTGCCAGAACGTCTTTCACGCGATGTACGGCAACTGGCTCAAAGCCAAGGACGAGCCGGGCAAGCGCAGGGAGGTCGTGATGATCGATCCCTCTGACATCGAGCTCGCCTCGATGAAAAAGTGCCTGAAGGCGTTCGGTGAAGCTGCTGGCGAAATCGGCTTCACGAAGCCCCTCGGGGATTACTCGGAAGCTGAAGCGCTGCGGGTTATCGACGCCATCGTCACCCGCTACACGGAGGCAATGGTCGAGCATCACGAGGCGACCAAGTTTCCGCCAGTGCGCGGCATGCCTCCGACGCCCGATCCCTTGGCGAACCCGTTTGCCGATCTTGAGGACGATCTGCCGTGGGAGACCACGCCATGATGGACTTCAATTCCACGGCAAGCGTATCCGGGCAAATCAGCGTGTTGGTCGATACCGGTCTGCAGCGAGCGCGTGCCCGGCAATCGGTGCGCCACTACCTTGGCGCATCCCGGTTGGGCGTGGCTTGCGAACGCGCGCTGCAGTACGAGTTTGCGCAAGCACCGGTCGACTATGGGCGCGACGTGCAGGGCCGGATATTGCGCATCTTCGAGCGTGGCCACGTCAACGAAGAGTGCATGGTCGGATGGCTGCGGGACGCGGGTTTCGATCTGCGCACCCATAAGGCCGACGGCGAGCAGTTTGGTTTCTCGGTGGCTGACGGACGCCTGCAGGGCCACATCGACGGGGTGTTCGTCGGTGGCCCCGAGGGCTTCGCTTACCCGGCCCTTTGGGAAAACAAGTGCCTCGGCTCGAAGTCCTGGCGCGATCTGGAGAAAAACCGGCTCGCCATTTCCAAGCCTGTCTACGCGGCGCAAGTCGCGTTGTATCAGGCCTATCTCGAACTGCACGAGCACCCGGCGATTTTCACGGCGGTGAACGCCGACACGATGGAGATCTACGTCGAGCTCGTCCCCTTTGACGCAGCCCTTGCCCAACGCATGTCGGATCGGGCGGTGAAGGTGATCACGGCGACCGAGGCAGCAGAACTCCTGCCGCGCGCCTTCGCTAACCAGACCCACTTCGAATGCCGGATGTGCGCGTGGCAAGACCGCTGCTGGAGAACGCAATCATGAACGACCACAAAACAGGCGTCACCGACGACGAACCAATGATCGACGCCAAGCAGGCGGCGGCCGTACTGAGCCTGCCGTACTACTGGTTTGCCGATCAGACAATGCGCAGCAAGTACCGCATCCCGCATTACCTGCTTGGCGGTTTGGTGCGCTACCGGATGTCCGAACTATCCGCATGGGCGGCCAGCAGCAGAGCGCCGCAGGGCGATGGTGACAAACAACGCGCCAGCAAAGCGCAGGACGAGGGAGCCGAATGATCGACTTCAACGACATTTCCCTGCCCATCGAAAACCGGGATGCTGAACGTGACGAAATCCGCTCGGAACTGATCGCACGGCTGGAGTCGGTGCTGACCACGATGTTCCCGGCGGGCAAGAAGCGCCAGGGCAAGTTTCTCATCGGGGACGTGCTGGGCAGTCCCGGCGACAGCCTCGAGGTGGTGCTGACCGGTGACAAGGCCGGACTCTGGACGGATCGCGCGACCGGCGACGGCGGCGACATCTTCGATTTGATCGCAGCCTACCTCGGAGCCAGCATCCACGCCGATTTCCCTCGGGTGCTGCAGGAAGCCAGTGATCTGCTTGGGCGTGCGCGGTCAACACCGGTGCGCAAAGCCAAGGCAGCACCGCCGTCCGACGATCTCGGCCCCGCGACCGCCAAGTGGGACTATCACGACGCCACTGGCAAACTGATCGCCGTTGTCTACCGCTACGACCCACCGGGCCGGAAGAAGGAATTCCGGCCGTGGGATGCCAAGCGCCGCAAGATGGCCCCGCCCGAGCCACGTCCGCTGTACAACCAGCCGGGACTGGTTGCCGCCAGCCACATCGTTCTGGTCGAAGGCGAGAAATGTGCGCAGGCACTGATCGATGCCGGTGTGGTGGCGACCACCGCAATGCACGGCGCAAACGCTCCGGTCGATAAAACTGACTGGCAACCGCTGGCAGGCAAGTCGGTGCTGATCTGGCCAGATCGAGACGCACCGGGCTGGGACTACGCCGACCGCGCTTCGCAGGCGATCTTGCACGCCGGTGCGACCACGGTCGCCATCCTCGTGCCACCCGACGACCGGCCCGAAGGTTGGGACGCTGCCGACGCCATTCCCGATGGCTTTGACGTGGCGGGCTTTCTTGCCGTTGGTGAGCGAATGCCCGTGATGCGCTCCGTCGAGGAGATTGCGCCGCCGGATTTGCTGACGGGCATTGACTGGAGTACCGAGGACGGACTGTCGACCGCCTTCACCCGTCGCTATGGTCAGGACTGGCGCTACTGCGCGCTGTGGGGCAAGTGGCTGGTGTGGACGGGCGTGCGTTGGAATGCCGATCAGATGCTTTACGTTTCGCATCTGGCTCGGGGCATCTGCCGTAACGCATCGCTCAAGGCAGACAGTCCAAGGCAGAAAGCCAAACTCGCCAGCTCGTCGACCATCTCGGCGGTCGAGAAGATCGCCCGTTCCGATCCGAAGCACGCCTCCAGTACCGAGGAATGGGATGCCGATACTTGGGCGCTCAACACCCCGGGTGGCGTGGTCGATCTGCGCACGGGCCGGATGCGCGAGCACCGGCGTGACGACCGGATGACCAAGGTCAGCACGGCCACACCCAAGGGCGGCTGTCCAACGTGGCATGGATTTCTGGCCGACGTCACCGGCGGCGATGCCGATCTGATCGCCTACCTGCAACTGATGGTGGGCTATTGCCTGACCGGGATCACCAGCGAGCACGCGCTGTTCTTTCTGTACGGCACCGGCGCGAACGGCAAGTCAGTGTTCGTCAACGTCATCACCACGATCCTCGGTGACTACGCGGCCAACGCCCCGATGGACACGTTCATGGACGCGCGCAACGACCGGCATCCCACCGATCTGGCCGGACTGCGTGGCGCACGCTTCGTGTCCTCCATCGAAACCGAACAGGGTCGGCGCTGGAACGAGTCCAAGGTCAAGGCCATCACGGGCGGCGACAAGGTGTCGGCGCGCTTCATGCGCCAGGACTTCTTCGAGTACGTGCCCCAGTTCAAGTTGGTAATCGCTGGCAACCACAAGCCATCGATTCGCAATGTGGACGAGGCGATGAAGCGTCGTCTGCACTTGATCCCGTTCACGGTCACCATTCCGCCCGAAAAACGGGACGGCAGGCTCACCGACAAGCTGCTCAAGGAGCGGGACGGGATTTTGGCGTGGGCGGTCGATGGGTGCAGCCGCTGGCAACAGCAAGGGCTGAAACCGCCAGCCAGCGTGGTGTCGGCAACCGAAGAGTATTTCGAGGCCGAGGATGCGCTCGGGCAGTGGATCGAAGAACGTTGCCTGCTGGTCAAGACCAGCCGCGAAGGCGTGTCCGATCTGTTCTCCGACTGGCGTGAGTGGGCCGAACGCGCGGGCGAGTTTGTCGGATCGGTCAAGCGCTTCTCTGAACTGATGGCCACCCGCAAGTTCGAGAAGTGCCGACTGACCGGTGGCGTGCGTGGCTTGACGGGGCTGTCCCTCAGACCCAAGCCCTACAACGCCAGCTACCCGTACCGCGATGACTAACCAGCAAAACCGTCGAGTGACGGATGTGACGGACTTGTCGGATACCTCTCTTTGCCTGCGCACGCGCACGCACACGTGTAGAGAGTTATACGGAGAATCCGTCGCATCCGTCACTCGCCCCCAAAACTCAGGAGCTATGACGATGAATACGACAACCAACAGCACCATTCTTGCCCTTGATCTGGGCACACACACCGGCTGGGCACTGCACCAACTGGACAGCACGATCACCAGCGGCACCGAGCATTTCAAGCCGCAGCGATTTGAAGGCGGCGGTATGCGCTTCCTGCGATTTAAGCGCTGGCTGGCAGAGCTGCTGACCACTTGTGGCCACATCAATGCGGTGTATTTCGAGGAGGTTCGACGACACGCAGGGGTGGACGCCGCCCACGCATATGGTGGTTTCATGGGCCATCTGACCGCGTGGTGTGAACATCACAAAATCCCCTACCAAGGCGTTCCGATCGGCACGATC